GCGGATAAAGCACTATCACCTAAAGCTGTGTTAGTTGAACCCGTAGTATTAGTGGCTAAAGCACCTTGCCCGAAAGCAACATTCTGTGCGCCTGTGGTCAGAGCGCCACCTGCATTTACACCCACTATACTATTGTAGGAGCCAGTAGTAATCGCATCACCTGCAAGACCACCGATGAGGGTGTTTTGAACGCCTGTGGTTACTGCGTATCCTGCAAAATGTCCGACTGCTGTATTGAAAGCATTTGTAGCACTGCTGTAGTTTTGAGTGCGTAATGCTGAAGGGCCTACCGCAACAGAGGCAGAGCCTAATATATTAGTACCTAAAGAATCATATCCAATTGCAACGTTTTCACTTGCTGTTGTTGTAGCGTCACCTGCTAAAGTTCCTACAAATACATTTTTATCACCAGTAGTAATCGCAGTACCTGCCTCATCACCCACGACAGTATTATAATTACCACCGCTTGCAATGCTGTTACCTGCGTTGACACCTGCGCGGAAGTTAGAGGTTCCTGCTGAAGCCGTAATTATATCTGCGCCATCTGCAAAGGTGACATCTGCCGCAAAGTTTACAGCACCGTCTACGTCCAAGACATCTAGGTTAGTAGTGCCGTCTACGTCTATGTTGCCTGAGATGTCTAGGCTTGTGGCTGTTAGGACTCCTGTGACTCCCAGAGTACTCGCCATTGTCACAGCGCCCAGTGGATTAGTACCTAGCTCGACAATAGCGCCTGAAGCATTCTCAGTATACAAACGCTTATCCGTGACGTTAACCGCTAACTCGCCTTGTACAAGATCACTTGCTGTTGGCGCTGCTGAAGCTGTGCTGCTGTTCTTAGTTACTATTTTTGTTGCCATTTTTAAATACCTTTAGTAAGTGCCGCCTAGTAGCGTACCAGTAGTCATGTTGTCTGCGTTTAAGGTTGAGTTAGATTGTAAAGCTGAGTCTGCCTTTGTGCCTTGCGCTGCTGTAGCATAAGCACTAGCTGCTGTAGTAGCTGCTGTACCTAAACCTAAGTTACTACGTGCTGTACTAGCACTAGCCAAGTCAGATAAGTTATTAGCCTTTAGCGCAGAGGCTGCTAAGGTACTGGCTGCATTAGAGGCACTACTGGCTGCTGCTGTAGCACTACTGGCTGCATTGGTCTCAGCAGTCTCAGCGTTAGTCTCAGCAGTCTCTGCATTGGTTTTAGCAGTAGCCGCTGCCGTAGCACTAGTAGATGCATTGCCTGCCTGTGTAGAGGCTGTAGAGGCGCTAGTGGCTGCGTTGGAAGCACTTGTGCTTGCCTCACTAGCCTTAGTCGTTGCTGTGCTTGCGCTTGATGCTGCTGCTGTAGCACTGTTAGCGGATGCTGTGGCGCTGTTAGCAGAGTTAGTGGCTGATGTAGCCGCTGCACTAGCGTCCGAAGACACAGCAGACTCTGAAGATGCTGCTGCTGTCGCTGAGTTACTTGCGTTAGTTGCTGAAGTAGCTGCACCAGAAGCAGAACCTGCGGATGCTGTGGCTGAGTTGCTTGCATTGGTAGCTGACGTAGCCGCACCGGATGCAGAAGTAGCTGAACTATCAGCGGAAGTAGAAGCGTTACCTGCGTATGAAGCTGCTTCAGATGCTTTAGTTGTTGCATTAGATGCGGCACCAGAAGCCGTAGATGCGCTTGTAGAGGCTTCTGAAGCTTTAGTGGTAGCTGTAGCAGCACTTGTGCTTGCGTTGCTCTCAGCGGTCTCTGCGTTCGTTTCAGCGGTCTCTGCGTTATTCTTAGCCGTTGTTGCTGTTGTTGCACTACTTGAAGCAGTTGAGGCTGAATTAGCCGCTGCTGTTGCACTGTTGGCTGCTGCTGTTGCGTAATCTGCTACGCCTGTTGCAGAGTTAGCTGCGTTGGTTGCTGATGTACTTGCTTCACTTGCTTTGGTTGTTGCGGTTGCTGCGGAGTCACTAGCAATTACTTCACTAGCGGCTGCATCGCTTGCTTTTGTAGTAGCTATTACCGCCTGTGCTGTAACTAACGATAGCATGGAATCCGTATTGGAATCACCTGCACCGCCATCACCTCTAAATATAGCCATTAATAGCTCCTACAAAAACAAACAAAAGGAAAAGGGGACTCCCAAAGGAATCCCCTAGTTTACTACCTAACTTAGTTTACAGCTAGTACAAAGCCGGCTTCTGGTCGCATAACTTGACAACCATAAAGAGTATCAGCAGTGTATAGAGTGCCTAAAAACTCCTGCTTGTACTGGATTTGTGAACGAACTGCCTGTTGCTCTGCAAGAACATTGGTGTCCTTGTGGATCAACTGTGCGCCACGTACAGTAGCACCGCCAGTAGTGTCGATGATAGGAACGTTAGTAGAAACAAAAACGTCAACCCCATAAAGCTCACCAATCTTACCAGTTTGAGTGCTTCTTCCGTCTACGAAATCAGAGGAAGAGTAACGCTCAATACCCATGATCTCGTTACGTAGTGAAGGAGGAACAATAAAGCTACGTCCGTCCATTGGTACGTCTGCGTCATCCATCTTCTGAATCAAAGCACGGAAAGAGATGTCTTTGAATACATTAACGTCAGCAGCGCCATCAATATCAAACGCTTGCAAAGTTCCGTCAGAAGCGATTTGGAAAGCAGCGTTAGTGTTCCAAGCTGTTCCATTACCGTTACCAAAAGACTTACCAAGAGCAAACAGATCATCGTCTACTTGCTTGGCTAGGCCATAACCTGCGTCGCCAGTGTAGAACTGACGCAAAGAAGCAAGAGCCTGTACTTCGGTAATGTCTTCAATCAAACGAGAGAATTCAAAGTGCTTGTTAATGTTAATCAAAACTTCTGACTCAACAGAGTTCTGGATAGTTACTGCGGTGTTAGCTACCTTAGCGTGTGCAGAACCGCGAGTAGGCTTAGGCACGTGAATAACATCGCCCTTCTTACCTGTCATGCTCATCTTCTTAACAAGGTTAGCTAGAACCAAGTTAGTCTGATAAGCTGCGATTACTTCGTCACTCCAGATTTCTGGGATAAACTTAGCTGCGCTAGTGTTGTCTACTGCACCGCCCATATTGGGATATACTGATGTTGCCATGATAATACTTCCTTAAAGAGTTTTAGTTGCGGACTCTACCTTCTTGATACGCTTGGGTGATCTCGTCACTCAAAGATAAATACCTATCAGGATCGTCCTTCATAAGTCTAATAATGTCTGAACGTCTATAGACTTTCCGTGAAGCTGTTTCACCACTGCCTGTAGCGTTACCTGTAGAGGCTGCTTTAACTGCGGTTTTACGGCTTGCTTTTTCATTAGCAACAGATTGAGTTACTACTTGCTTACGTTCCTTCCAATTACTGAAAAGCTCGTCAGCAGCTTCGTAATCATACTGCGCGTCTGCTTGTGCAAAAAGCTGTGTACGGATTTTTGATGCCTTGATCCAATCAACAAACTTAGAGTCCGTCAAGATAGCTTGCATGTCAGGATGTTTCTCTTGTAGCTGACCTTGGGCTGTTGACTGTCTGTACTGCTGAGATACTGCTTCAGCTTGTTTAATTGATGGGTGGTTTCTAATTGCTTTTTCAACCGCCTTATCTGGATCAGTAAAAAAATCTACGTCTTCTTCAGGTTCTGGGCTTGCTTGTGATGTTGTGTCGAGTTGTGTCTGAATATAGTTATCGACAACTGAACGTAACTCCCCTACTTCACTGCTTTGTCTACCAAGTAACTTTTCAGCCTCTTGATGCATCCTTACAATGTCAGCAGTTGACTTTCCTTTATACTTGTCGGGGATGTCTTCTTGGGGAGTTTCCTGTAACTCAGGTTCCGCTGTAAGTTGACTTATTTGTTCTTCTGTGTTATCTTCTTCTTTTTCAGTACGCTCGTCTATTAGTGTTGCCATTATTAAACTCCGTGAGTATTCTCATTATGGAGGTGTATTATACAAAGCTTCTTAGTTAAGAGTTGGCCTTGCGTTCTTGCTCTAACTTCTGTTTTCTGTTTCTTGCCCACTTAGCTGTAGCACCCATAAAATCACCAGAGATGGGATCAAGGACAGAACGAACAGGAGATATGAGTTTTTTAGCCATTGCGTTACAAGTAAGGCATGGCATGTGTGTGCAGTCGGAATCAGCCATGCGTTCGTTCACATGGCCGTTTTCACATTTAAAATCAAAAAGTAAAGCCATTAAGCTTCTTCTGATTCGTCTGCTTCTGCGCTTTCTTCAGCGGCAGTTATTTGATGCTCTAAGTTTACAATGCTTGCAATGATGGACATTTGCCCTTTACGGAAGTACATGTCATTTGCATCTTTAGTAGCTTCAATGGAATTAATATTTATAGCATTGTTTGTCAGGTCTTGTACTAAAAGTTTAAAACCTTCACTTGCAAACAGGTCGCGATATGTGCTATAATATTGTTCAAGTTCTTTATCAATCATATACTGTTTCTCCATAAGGACAGTTATTAAGGTAGTTACTCTATATATTATATCACATTATAAAGTAAAAGTCAAGCTATTTCTTTTTTGTTTTCTGCTTCTTTTTAGGTGTCTTATAAATAGAGTCCCAATTACTTCCAAACTTCTTTGAGTCTGTTTTTCTTTGAGTACTTCCTTTACCACCGTGAGTCTGACCCTTCACTTTT